TCTTGGAACCTGTTTCTAACGCCCCAACCACAGTTGCAGTTGTTTTTCCAAGACCCATATCATCAGCCAAAATAAATCTTCTGTTAACAACCAATCTTTTAACCGCTTCTTCTTGGTGAGACATTAACGGACGATGAGAGTACTTTGAAAAATCAATTTCAACATCTTTAATTGAGTTGTCCTTTAACATTGCCGCTTTTGGGACCCAAAAATCAAACACTTCTTGTCTTTCAAAAAACTTTCCCCAAATATGAAACGATACATCTTTTTCAACTAATAATTTTTCAACATAAACTTTTGTTGGGATTTCTATATATCCTTTATCATCGGCAATTTTCTGAGCAAAGTATTGGTCAAGGTCAACCCATTTCTTAGCAACCTTTGGTGTGTTTGGTGAATAATTTACAATGTATTCGGCCTGAGACCTTGTTGGGTAGAATTTCTTATTTATGTTGAATTTTTGTTGTAGTTTGAGAATATAATTGTTGGCACCCGAATAGGTTTCCAAAATATTCAGTGCTCTACTTTCTATGGTAGTTAATACATTACTCATACAATATTACAGAATAATAATCATAAATAAGGTATTTATCAATATGAGTTATTTTAAGTCGGAAAAAGATGCTGAAAACGCCATCAATAAATTTATGCCAATTATTTTGGGTAATTTAGGTAAGTTTTATTCTGTTAATATAACTTTAACTCCAACGGGAAGTGAAGACGAGTATTACGGTCATTTAACATTTATAGTTAACGGTGATAGTTTCACTCAAAAACAATCCGATTCTCTTATGTCCTCAAGAGGTAATATATTAAAAAATATTAAAAAATATTTGGGAATTAAAATAATCATAAATCAAACATCAGTTACAACAGAAAAATAACATGACACAAAAATTAGTTCCAATAACAAGATTAGGTAAATTCTTTGGAGGAGAAGATTTTGACCTTGATGTATCAATGGGTAGAGAGTGGTTAGGTGGTGATATGAATTTCACGTTGGTTTTATACAAAGTAGACAGATACAAAACAAAAACTGACGATGTTTATGGTGAGGCGTTAGAAGACGGAATTCAATTTTTGGCTCCTGTTCAATTCAAAGCATATGTTAAAATTGCACAACCTGAAAATAAATTTTTGGGAACCTCAAAAATTGCTCAGACTGAACCAGGTAATATGACATTCTCGGTTTACCAAAAAGATTTGAATGAGTTACAAATCACAATAGATTTTGGTGATTACATTGGATACTACGAAACTGAAAGTAGAGTTAGATACTATACCGTAGTTGATGATGGAAGGGTGGTGTCAGATTTGAAACACACTTATGGTGGATACAAACCATTCTATCAGACTTATGATTGTGCACCTGTGAATATGAATGAGTTTAGAGGATTGTAATATATAAATTAAACTATTTATAGAAAATGGCATTACCAAAGAAAATTGTTAAACCAACACTTCCTTTAAAGAATCAAAAAATTCTTTATGGTAGAAGAGAAGAACTTCTTAGTTATATTACTAAGGACGGAACTTATTTACCAAAGTCGTTATTACATGATGACTTAGATAGGGGTATGTTGGATTTTGCAAAGAATACTTTGGAGATGACAACTGCGGGGTCTCGTGTTCCTGTTATTGACATTATTATTACATCACAGAACTGGTCTCAATTTACAGAGACTTGGAACTTCAGGGATTTAGATAGTAACGTTGATTTACCTTTTATTACCGTAATCAGACAACCTGAGGTAAAGTATGGTTCAAATCCTTTGATTTATAATATTCCAAATAGAAAACAATTTCTTTTTGCTGTGGTTCCAACTTGGGACGGAAACAGAAGAGGGGCGGATGTTTATACAATCCCCCAACCCATACCTGTTGACATTACTTACCAAGTTAAAATTATGTGTAACAGAATGAGAGAGTTAAATCAATTTAACAAAATTGTTATGCAGAATTTTGCGTCTCGTCAAGCATATGCGTTTATTAAAGGACATTACATTCCAATTCTTTTAGATAGTGTGTCAGATGAAGATGTTATGGATTTGGAAAAAAGAAAATTTTATATCCAAACATATAATTTCACAATGTTGGGTATTTTAATTGATGAGGAAGAATTTGAAGTTAAACCAGCAATTTCACGTACTTTAACTTTGACTGAGGTTGGAACAAGGTCTTTAGGTCCCAAAAGAAAAACATTCCCTGAAAATCCAAATAAATTTGAGTTACCATATAGATACACTTCTTCTCAAACATCAATAGAAAAAACTTTACCGTATAGAGTAAATTTAGTCAACACATCAGTAACAAATATTGATTCATACGATGTCTATATTAATGGTGATTTTTTTGGTTCTGATTTAACCAATTTAGAAATCAACTCTAACGATGTGTTGAGAGTTGATATTACAAAAACAAATGCAGGTCAAGAATCTATTTTATCTTGGTTTGCAACCATTGTTTAATCTTCACCATACAAATCTCTTTTTTCTTTACATTTTTCCATAATTAAAGTTTCAAGAAACTTATAGATTTTTAATCCTTTTTTGTCACAATATCTTTTCAGCACATCGTGTGTCTCAACAGATATCTTTAAATTTTTTATCTTCTTGTGTGGTTTTTCCATAAGGTAGAAAAAAGGCAGAAAATAATCTGCCCAATTTATAAATACATCTTTATAAGTAAAGTTTTTGTGTTTTTGGTGGATATTTATACTATAAAATAAAATAGACAATAAGAAAACAGAGTAATGGCAACATCAAATAAAGTCTTCGTTTCACCGGGTGTGTACACTTCGGAAAGAGATTTAAGCTTCGTAGCACAAAGTGTGGGGGTTACCACACTAGGTATCGTTGGAGAAACAATCAAAGGTCCTGCCTTTGAACCAATCTTCATAACAAATTATGATGAGTTTCAAGCCTATTTTGGCGGAACTCAACCAGAAAAATTTGTTGGGACACAAATACCAAAATACGAAGCGGCTTACATAGCAAAATCATATTTACAACAATCTAACCAATTATTTGTTACAAGAATTCTTGGTTTATCAGGTTATGATGCAGGTCCGTCTTGGTCAATAACTACTATTGCCAATGTAGACCCAGGTACAATTGGTTCTAACAATCCTGTGGCTACCGCATGGTCTGTTCAGTATTCAGGAACAACAGGGTCATCATCAACTATTACATTTAACATAAACGGAACCACTCCGTTTCCAGCACCAATATTAAACCACTTTGGAAGTTACACCACTTTTAATGGTGGTACATCAACTGTTAGTGGTGACATTCAAAATTTCATTTATACTATCGCAATAGATGCTATTGAAGGTTCAGGTACTTTGAGTCAGTCAATCGCATTTTACGGTAGTATTGATGACGATGATTACGATAACTTAATAGATGTTGACGGATATACACCACAGTCAAATGTATTTGGTGTTAATGACGTTCAAATTGGATTAAACGATTTAGAAAGTGATACTAACGATTCTTGGTATTATGCAATGTTTGATAATTTGGGAAGTTGTAATTATTCAGGTTCTTCATTCTTTAATGTTGTTCAAAACGTTACACCTATAGACCCAGGTTTAACAGGTTCTGAATTCTCAGGTGTTGTATCAGGTAGTTTGTACACTTATTCAGGTGTATCATATTGTGATTATGACAACATGGTAGTTGCTACTTTGAGGTCAAGAGGTTTGGCAACATACGCAGGAACTAACACAGGTCCTAGTTATTATTGTACAGGTGCAACATTTGATTGTACTTCAGTACCAACATACGCTAATGTAAATAAGAATCCGTATTCAACATTTGCGGTAACAGGTTCAACAATTGATAACACCACATTTAGTTTTGAAACATCTCTATCGGTTTCACAATCAAATTATTTAAGTAAAGTTTTTGGTAGAACTAACTTTGGTAAAGAACAAGCAGATGTTCCATTATTTTTGGAGGAAGCTTTCCCAACATTGTTAAACAATTCTTACAACCAAGGATATATTCGTGGATTAAATTGTAATTTTGTAGAATTACCAAGTGCGAGAAGTAGTAGTTCAAGCTCTATAGCATATTACTTAGATAGATATAAGAGTGCTGAATCTCCATGGATTGTTTCTCAATTAGAAGGAACTAAAGTAACAAAATTATTTAAGGCATTTACAATTTCTGATGGTGATTCATCAAACGTAGAAGTTAAAGTTTCTATTTTGAATATCTCTTTCAACAACTTAACATTTGATGTTGGTGTACGTAGTTATTCAGACACTGACTCAAACCCAGTTTATTTAGAAAGATTTGTTGGTTGTACTATGGACCCAGCATCCAACTCTTATGTTGGTAAACAAATTGGTAGTACTAACGGTGAATACGCTCTTCTTTCTAAATACATTATGTTAGAACTTAACGAAGAAGCACCTATCACATCGTTACCATGTGGATTTGAAGGATATCACTTTAGATTATATAATAGTGTTACAAGTCCTTTCCCAACATATAAAACGGCTTACAATTACCCTAATGAAATTATCGCCAACCCTCCGTTTGGAGCGGCTTTTGGTGGTGATAATGCGGTATATAGTTCAGGTGACAAAATCAGACAAACTTTCTTAGGATTCTCCACAGCATTTGCTTACGGTTGGGACCCTGATTATTTTGCCTATAAAGGTATGAAAAATCCGGCAACTTTATGTCCTGGTACTGCAGAAGCGGAACCTTGGAATTATTTATCAAAAGGTTTCCACATGGATTCAGGAGCAACAGTTGTAACAATACCTGCAATTTATTCAACTTCAGGTACATCTATGTTTGATGTTGGTGCGGCTTCATTTCAATCTGACCCAACAAATCCAAACGACCCATACTATACAATTCAATCACGTAAATTTACTTTCTTAGTACAAGGTGGATTTGATGGATGGGACATTTACACAAGAAAGAGAACAAACACTGATAGATTTATTATCGGTGGTTCAGGATGGGCTAATGGAGCGTGTGATATCTTAGGTAGATATCCTTCGGCTTCTGAAACAGGAATGTTCAAAAATATTGTAATTGAACAAGACGTAACTAACTGGTCAACAACTGACTATTACGCTTACTTGTTAGGTATTTACACATTTAACAATCCTGAATCTGTAAACATTAACGTTCTCGTAACACCGGGTATTGATTATTTTAACAACTCTAATTTAGTTGAATCGGCAATTAGTATGGTTCAAGAAGATAGAGCGGATTCTTTATATATTTGTACAACTCCTGACGTAGATGTTAATTTACCAGTAGTAACTGTTGATGATATTATTTATCCAACACAAGCTGTTGATAATTTGGACCAAACAGGTATTGATTCAAACTACACCGCAACTTACTATCCTTGGATTTTAGTTAGAGATACAGTTAACAATACTCAAATTTATATTCCACCAACAGGTGAAGTAACAAGAAACTTGGCATTAACTGACAACATAGCATTCCCTTGGTTCGCATCTGCGGGTTATACTAGAGGTTTGGTTAACTCTATTAAGGCAAGATTGAAACTAACCCAACCACAAAGAGATACTTTGTATGAAGGTAGAATTAACCCAATTGCAACTTTCGCAGATGTTGGAACAGTAATTTGGGGTAACAAAACACTTCAGGTTAAACAATCCGCTCTTGATAGAATCAACGTAAGAAGATTGTTGTTACAAACTCGTAAGTTGATTTCAGCGGTGGCTGCAAGATTGTTGTTTGAACAAAACGATGAGAAGGTAAGACAAGATTTCTTGAATTCTGTGAATCCTATCTTAGACGCAATTAGAAGAGACAGAGGTTTATACGATTTCCGTGTAACAGTTTCTTCAGACCCTGCGGATTTGGATAGAAACCAATTGGTCGGTAAAATTTACTTGAAACCAACTAAATCATTAGAATTCATTGATATTGAATTCTTGATTACTCCAACAGGGGCATCATTTGAAGATATCTAATAAAAAATATGGGACTGGGAAACCAGTCCCTTTTAGCCGTAAAAAATATAAATGGAAAAATTAAGAGTAGTTGAAGGGTTTACCGAACATGGAACACCTAGTTTAAAGTACTATGCCTTTGATTGGGATGACAATATTATGGTAATGCCGACCAAGATAATGGTTCTTGATGAAAATGGAAATGAAGTCGGAATGAGTACTGAAGACTTTGCTGAATATAGAACACAACTTGGTAAAGACCCATTTGAATATAAAGGACATACTATTGTTGGTATGGACCCAACCACCGCCTTCAGAAATTTTAGAACAGACGGAGACGAACAATTTAAAGTGGATGTGTTTAAAGCCAAAAAAGGTCCGGTGTGGAATGACTTTGTGGAAGCAATAAATAACGGTTCAATATTTTCAATCATAACAGCAAGGGGTCACTCTCCTCAAACATTAAGGGATGCGGTTTATAACATGATTGTGATGAATTTTGACGGTATAGATAGAAAACAACTCGTTAAAAATCTAAAAAAATACCGAACCTTTATGGATATGGACAACAAAAGTGACAAACAATTAATAAATGATTATTTGGACATGTGTAAGTTTTACCCTGTAAGTTATGGAGCAAGTGTTGAGGCAAATCCTGAAGAGGCAAAAGTTGATGCAATGAAAGAATTTGTAACTTATGTAAAACAATTATCAGAAGAGCTTAATCAAAGAGCCAAAATTAAAAACCTAGTAATGAATAGATTTTTACCTACTATAGGATTTTCAGATGATGATTTAAGAAATGTTGAATTAATGAAGAAGAAGTTTGAACAAGAACCAGATAATATTTTACAAACATATCTTACTAAAGGAGGTATTAAGAAGAAATATTAAATTCTAGTCTGGTCTAGTAGAACTATAAAAATATAAAAATAAAAGTAAAGAGAAAAAATTTACTTGGTAGTATTTATAGATACACATAAAATAAAAAATAAAATAAGAAAAAAAATATACTATGGCTGATTTACTCATGAAAATGCCGGTTCCCTATGAACCAAAAAGAGCAAACCGATTTATTTTAAGATTTGATAGTACATTGGGTTTGAACGAATGGTTTGTTGAATCGACTGGAAGACCATCAATTGACATAAAAGGTGTTGAAATACCATTTTTAAACACATCAACTTTCGTATCAGGTAGATTTACTTGGGGAACTATGACGGTTAAATTCCGTGACCCAATCGGTCCATCGGCAACACAAGCCATTATGGAATGGGTTCGTTTACATGCGGAATCTGTTACAGGTCGTATGGGTTATGCCGCAGGTTACAAAAAGAATGTTGACCTTGAAATGTTGGACCCAACAGGTGTTGTTGTTGAAAAATGGATACTTGAAGGAACACTTATTACCAAAGTGGCTTGGGGTAACGTTGCATACAGTGATGATAAATTAGCTGATTTTGACGTAACTTTACAACCTGACCGTTGTATTTTAGTTTACTAATATTATATTTCACATATTTTGTTGATTTAATAATCAACCTAAGTATATTTAAACACAGGGACTAACCCCTGTGTTTTTTTATGGATGAAAATTTAGTTAAATATGGTCAAGAAAATTTTTCTTTACCACACGATGTAATTACATTACCTACTGGTGGTAGGTTTTATAAATCAAAGAAAAAATCTGTTAAGGTCGGTTATTTAACCGCCGCCGATGAAAATTTGTTAATGAGTAACTCTGCGGACATTGTTACCCAATTGATTAGGTCTAAATTATATGAACCTGATTTAAAGTCTGATGAGTTAATGCAAGGAGACATTGAGGCTATTCTTATTTTTTTACGAAACACTGCGTTTGGTCCTGAATATAAAATAAATTTAGTTGACCCTGATACGGGAGATAAATTTGAAACTACAATTCTTTTGGATGAACTTAACATTAAGAAACCCGAAGTTGAACCTGATGACAATGGTTATTACTCAACAGTTTTACCTAAATCAGAAGTTCCTGTTAAATTAAAACCGTTGTCAACAAAAGAATTAAATGAAATTAATGACTTAGCAAAAACATATCCAAATGGTAGAATTGCTCCAAGAATTACGTGGTTGTTACAAAAACAAATTGTTGAAGTTAACGGAATTAAAGACCAAGGTGAAATTAATAAGTTTATTACTTCAATGCCAATATTAGACTCTAAATACGTTAGAGAATTTTTAGACAAAAATGAACCAAGATTAGACTTGGTTAAAACTGTTTTTACCCCGTCAGGAAAAAAAATTGATGTAGCTATCAATTTCGGGGTTGAGTTTTTTCGGGTTTTCTTCTAATTACAGAGCCGACCTACTCAATGAATTTTATGTAATGTCAAGACACATGACGATTACATATTTAGATTTTAATAATATGCCAACATATGTAAGAAGGTTTTTATTAGATAAATTGGTAGATGAATTTACCAAAAAAGAATAAA